GAATCTGTTGCCAGATGCCAGAATTTACTTGGCTGGATCATCTGAGATGTATGGGAATGAGAGGGATGCGGATGGTTATCGTAGAGAGACTACGATCATGAAGCCTGTAAGTCCTTACGGCTGTGCTAAGGTTTACGGTTTTCACCTAGGTAGGACATATAGAGAAGCATATGGTATGTTTATTTGTAACGGTATTCTCTTCAATCATGAATCCAATCGTAGAGGCTTGAACTTCGTTACAAATAAGATAGTAGAAGGAGCTATAAAGATTAGCGAGGGTAAGCAAGAAAAATTGGCTTTAGGTAATTTGAATGCCACACGAGATTGGGGACATGCTAGGGATTACGTGAGGGCAATGTGGCTCATGTTACAGCACGACAAACCTGACGATTATGTTTGCGCTACAGGGGAGTCGCACTCTGTTAGAGAACTTTGCCATCTTGTATTCTCCAAATTAGGTCTTAATTATGAAGAATACGTTACAGTAGATCCCAAATATTACAGACCCTACGAACTTGATGATCTCAAGGGAGACCCTAGTAAAGCAGAAAAAGTTCTAAATTGGTCTAGGGATTACACGTTTGAGTCTATGATAGACGAAATGATCACTAACATGTATCTAGTCGTTAAGGGAGGGAAGTAGAATGAACTTCAATGAATTTCAACAAGAGTGTAAGCGTACCGCCAATCCAGGGATCTCTTGGGGTCAGGCTAATCTAAACTGGGCTCTAGGTATTGCAGGTGAGGCCGGTGAATACTGTGAGATTATCAAGAAGTATGAATTCCATCAAAAGGAGTTCTCCATGGATGAAGCTAAGAAGGAACTTGGAGACATCCTATATTACGTTGCTATGGCTGCTGCTAACCTAGGTATTAAACTGGATGACGTAGCAGAGGCTAATGTAGCAAAGCTGAGATCTAGGTATCCAAATGGATTCGTAGGAGGTGGTGGGATTAGGGAGACAAAACAGTTAACAGCTTGCGGTAATAACGACCACGAAGATGATGGAAATTAAAAGACTCTTCTCCACCTGAAGTAGTTCTTTTTAAATCTTATTTCGTTATCTAACTTAGTATTAAGATCTGAGATATCTTGTTCGTATTTCTTAACTTGTTCTATCTCATCTACCTCATGGTTATTTTGAGGGTGATCCTCTTCTCTCATGCGTCTAATAACTTCTAAAAGCTCAAAATAATCTTCAGGGTTTTCCATTGGCCTACGATGCTAAGTTAGTAATCACTGCTCCTGCTGTGGAAAGCATAGAGAAAATAATCCCCCAGAATAACCATCCTTGTTTCCACGTTCTATCTTCGATTGTCTGTAAACTCCTCCTGATAGCTTTTATGTTTTCTTTGTAATCATCTATCTTCTCCAAAAGCTCCTCCTGTTGTCTTGACAACAGGATCTGAAGCTCTATAGTCTTAGCATGGATCTCTAGCTGTTGGTTAAGATCAGCACGAGTGACTGGGTTGTTAGGATTATCAGACATATCACTTAAGTGTGTATATTTATTTATACTTTTCAGATAGTTTTTCATTGTAATATGGGTCAATATGCCTATACTATTGACCTAGTTTAATAAATTAGAGTGTATTAAAGATGCAAACTTTTCTTCCGTATCCAAGTATTGTTAAATCCCTTCAGTGCCTAGATTACCGTCGTTTGGGCAAGCAACGTGTAGAGGCTATGCAGCTAGTTAATAGCACTCTCAAGCTTGAGCGTGGTGAAAAGGTTAAGGGTTGGGCTAACCACCCGGCTAGGACCATGTGGAACGGTTACCTACCCGCTCTCAAGCTCTACCATAACCTAAGTATTGACGAATGGGTCCGTAGAGGCTATAACAACACTATGAAGCACTACGATCTTCCCGACAATATCCAAATGCCGCCGTGGTTTGGGTGGGAGAAGCTCCATGCCAGCCATCGTTCCAACCTGCTACGCAAGGATCCTGTGTGGTATGGTCAGTTTGGATGGTCTGAACCTGATAACATTGAATACGTTTGGCCTACAAGAGAGTTTGAACAATGGAACTGATCGAGACTTACGACGTTGAAGAAGATGACCCGACTTGGGCTCTTGCTATTACTGAGAGTAGCAAGAGCCCACTCAGGTTTAAGTTAGGAGCCGCTATTATTAAGCGAGGTAAGCTTCTAGGCTTTGGTTACAACAGCTATAAGACTCATCCAAAGTTTGGTAGCAAGGATGGGTTCAAGACTCTTCACGCAGAAGGAGCAGCCCTATACTCGGCCAAAAAGCTTGGTAATAATGTAGAGGGCGCGACTATGATTATCTATCGCAGGGGCGCTAGAAACTCCAAGCCCTGTGAGGATTGCCAGATAATGATCGAAGAAGCTGGCATCAGTAAGGTAATCTATACCAACTATGAATAAAGACGTTTTAGCTAGGCTAAAGGGCAACAAAGCTCTTAGTGAACTGGCACCTACAGAATATATTTCTACAGGGTGCTATGCTTTGAATAGGGTCATTACCGGTAAGTATGACCAAGGCATCCCCGTAGGGGGCATTATGCAGCTACGAGGAAACTCCAGCACAGGTAAAACACTGTTTGCTACTACTTTCCTAACCAGTGCCCAGAAGGCTGGGTGGTATTGCAAGATGCTAGATGCCGAGAATACATTCTCTCCTAGCTTCGGCAGTATGCTTGGTATTGATGCTGAGACACTACTATACTCCACTCCTAGAACTTTGGAGGAGGCATTCGGTGATGTTCAGGAAACTATCAAGCAGATTAGGGAGCATGATAAGGATACTCCTATCCTGTTTGTTATCGACTCGGTAGCCGTTCTACCAACCGCTGAGGAGCTACAGAGAGACTCAGTATCGGACATTTCTAATACTGACGGTGCTCGTAGGGCTGTGGTATTTGGATCCCTCCTACGCAAGATCAACACCATGCTTCGTAATAATCGGGCGACACTTCTGGTTATTAACCAGATTCGTAGTAAGATTAATGTTATGTACGGTAACCCAGAAACTACCGCTGCCGGTGGTAAGGCTCTGGAGTTCTACCTATCAACGGACCTACATACCACCTCCAACAAGACTAGTGACGTTATTAAGGACGGTAAGAAACCTACAGGTATTGTGGGAAGAGTACAATCCAAGAAGAACAAGCTAGGTATTCCTTATCTTGAGTGTGAGTTCAAGGTAGAGTTTGATAAGGGCCTAGATCCATACTACGGCCTAGAGGAGTGGTTAGCTACTGATGGTTTAATTGATATTTCTGCATCAGGAAGGAGGTCTGTGGGCGATATTTCTTTTAAAAAGAATCACTTGTCTGAAGTTCTTTTAGATCCAACTAAAAAGAATGCAGAGCTAGATAAAATTAGAGACATGTTCTCAGTTAAACTATAATATATCTATGATAAACTTAGAAGATAGGTTAAGCAGTCTAATTGATGAAGCTCTTAAAAAACAATTGTCTAATAATAATGATATCAATGCTCCTTTTATGGATATTGATGACTACAAGAAAAAGACTGGTAAAAGATTCAGAATGACAAGAGAGCAGAAAGAATCGGGTCTCACTAGAGAGCAAGCTTTTAGAGAATACATGGAAACCTTGATGGAGTCCAAATGAGATTCATCTTAGAAAGAGTTGGTCTATATATTTATGGTGTTATTTCCATAATTGAATCCATCTTAAACTTGTTGCTTTACGTCACGATGTTGGATAAAATAATTACCCCAGTAGACTGGTCATTTCCATTTTACTTCAAGTATACTAATTCAGTTTTAAAGGGTTATTACCTAGGTTCTTTGAAGGAAAGCCATGGGAAAAACTTATAGAAAAGAGAAAAGCTTTGGAAATCGTAAACCAAGGCTAAATAGCCATAGAGACCTTCCTGATTTTATGGAAGACTTTGCAGATGAAGAAGAGGACTTCTATTATGCCAAACTACATCCTGAAGAACAAAATGTGGAGCGACCAGAAGATGAATCGTCTGGTCAAACAGATAAAGGACAACGCTAGCGCAGATCGAGATGCAGCTACTGAACTTTTTAATGAGTGCAAAGCAGCTTTACGTGATCTAGGGACTAGAGTTGATTCTGATGAAGAAGGGAATTCAAATGTGGACGCATTCACTAAATTAATCTCGGCATCCACTCAAGCTCTTAACCAGATGGGAGTTTCTAATGAGAAGCTATTAAAATTAGCTCAAACTATGCAGAAATACCAGTTGAAGGAGATGGATCTAGAAGGTAAAACAGGTTCCGCGTCCCAAGAACTTAAAGGATCATTTTTTAGTAACCTAAACTCATTACTCAACAAGGATGATTAATGCCTAAGAAGCCTAACAACCTTAAAGCTTTTTCAGCAGAATTAAATTCTATCATCGAACTCAGAAGACTTACTGATAGACAGCAGAAGATTGTCTTCAATAAGCTTCTAAGATTAATTAAATCTACCAAGGTTGGTGAATTCGATTTCGTAAAGTATGTTAAGCTTGTAATTGAAGGATGTCTTACTAAGGAAGAGATCTTTACATTTACTAGCAGAATGGAAGAAGTTCAAAAGCTGAAGGATACTGTAGATGATCCTCTTCTTGAATACAGGTTGTTAGGTGCTTATTACCAAGCTATCATTGAATACTACCCTGAACTTAGGATTGAGTACGTTTGCTATGAAGTTAACGAGATTCTTCCAGAATCAGTTGTTCTGGATACTCTTCTAAGAGACGCTAAGCAGGATGAAGAATTCAAGAAGAAGCTAGAAGAGAAGACAAAAAAGAAGGTCAAGAATCCTGATAATAAGAAGGATAAATACACAATCGAGTCCATCAAAGATGTCGAGAGCCTATCAGAGTTCTTGAAGAGTAACATTGTTGGACAAGATGAAGCCATCACATCCGTGTGTAACGCAGTAAAGCTTAAGGCAGCTAAATTTAGTAACCATGTTAACTTATTCTTTATTGGTAAGACAGGGAGAGGTAAGACACAGCTTGCTAGAAAGTTGGGAGAGAAGTTCTCTCCTAACTTCTGGGTTATTAACTGTGCAGAGTTTACTAATGGACATGAGATTAGCAAGTTACTAGGATCTCCTCCAGGGTATATTGGACACTCTGAATCCTCAATTATGAAGGAGAAAGCAGATCAGTCTAACAAGTGGACAATTGTGTTCGATGAGATTGAAAAGGCTCATCCAAAGTTTTTCAATATTCTATTGAGCTTGTTGGATACTGGCACTGTCACCGATAACTCTGGTAACGAGATTAGCTTTTCTGAATCCATTTTCATCATGACTTCAAACTGTGGTCTAAAGGATCTTAAGACGAATCTTGTTGGGTTTGGGAACTATCCAAGCTCAGAAAGCCACAAGGAAGAAATCTTGAAGTCATTGGAAACAACTTTCTCCCCGGAATTTAGAGGAAGAATTGATGAGTTTGTGTTCTTCAATGACCTCACAGATAAGGATATTAGGGAGATCGCAAAGATGACCCTTTCTAAATACCCAATCAAAGCAACTCCAGAGATTGTTAGTTACGTTGTTAAGCATGGATACTCAGACGAATATGGGGCTAGAGATATTCAGAGGGTAGTTAAGAATCTGGTGGCTTTGCCTCTTGCAGACGAGATACTATCTAATAGACGCCCAGACAACGGCACAGAGACTTATGATGCTCAAGTCTGGGAAGATAAGATTCAAATTATCAATACCATTTCACTTAGTTCTTGAAATCCTCAAATCAATCCCTATAATTAGGTCATGAGTATTAACGAACAGAAAGAGCTAGTGACGTATCTCACAAAGGTCTCCGCTGACTTGGAGACCTTCCGAATTAGGGTAGTTAGTCTTAAAAAGACTAAGAAGTTCAAAGCATTTGCTTCTCTTCTACAAATTGCCAGGGCTAGATCTCTGGCATCCTTGGATTACGCAAAAGCCGGTGGTGATATGTCAGTCTTAGTCCAGCAATCTATTTATGATCCAATCATTACTTGGATGTCTAGTGAGCTTGATGATTAGAAATCCTGTTAAAACGTTTAGGATTATTTTCTTTTTCCTAATCACCCTTACTATAATGACATTGGTAACCCTTGATGGATGATCATCTAGTATTCGTCACTCTCAATAGTAAAATAACAGAAATTGAGAGCCGCTGCGATAATCTTTTAGACTCAGCAGAGAAGCTGGGGGAGACTCTAGAGAGACTCAGGAAGTCTATCGTGGGTTTCAAAAAGGATATTGAAAAGTATGCGGAACCTCAAGAAAAGAGGAAGGTGTGATTCGTGCGGCGACATAGCTGATTTATACGAATACAACAAGTCTAGAACATGCGGTTATTGCTTAGGTATGGACCGCAGGGGTATTAGTAGAGAGTATATTTTAAAAAGGAATTCAAGGAATGACGGTGAGTTACGAAGATCTAGGAAAAAGCGTTGGTAAGTTAGTTGCTGAAAAGCAGGCAGCCTATGGGGACTCTTTTGGAAAGTCCCACAAAATCTTAAAGGTATTATTCCCAAATGGCATTAATCCTGATCAATACATGGATGTGCTCACTATTTGTAGAGTTGTTGATAAACTGTTTCGCTTGGCTACTGATCCTACATATGGAGATGAGTCGCCTTGGCGGGATATTTGCGGGTATAGTCTCCTCAGCATGGGGAAAGATCAGAGAGAAACTAAACAAGAAAGAGTAGACGGATGAAAGTAAAATTACACAACTTATCTGTGAACTATCCACAAACATCGTGGGTATCAATGGGAGTTCCTGATTCAGTAGCTGATGATTATCATAACCAACAAGGTTATGTTACTGTATTGGACGATGGAGCAGAGCCATCAAGAAGTTTCCCTGCTGTATTTAATGGTAATGAACTTTTTGTAAAAGCTTCTCTCACTCCTTTCGAGAAAGTTGTGGGGCAGTTCCATGCTGAGCATTTAGGCGATGAGTATGGTCAGTTCATGTGGTCTGACTGGGTAGCTGATGCTCCTGAAAAGCTTCTTCCTAAGTTTAGTTTAGACGACTATACTTCTGATCCCATGCAGTTCTATACTAGTGGGCCAAAGCCTAATAGCTACTATAAGATTGAAGATTCAAATGCTATTAGAACTAGATTCTACTTCATAACTAGAATCATGGTATACAATATTAGCATTGAAGGATGGATTGATTTCTTTCACAATCAAGAAGTAGCAAACTTCTCGGTAAGAGCAGTTTATGGGAAAGTACAGGATTCTGGAAGTAGATTTCTTGAAAATGTCCCATCACTACAAATGGAACTTGGCGAGTATTTTATAGTAGACCAAAAGAAGAGAAAGGGTCTAAGAGGTCCAACCTGGGTTGATTATGGAAAAGTCTGGATCCATGAGTTAGTTACTCCTAGAACCTGGGAGAGAGCTAGAGTTTATGAGAATTTTGGGTTTATTGGGGCTGGACCAGAGGGATCTCCTGATATTGATTGGGGGACAGCAGAAAAATATCAAAACTTGGCTGCAAGACAAGAAGCCCCAATTGTTGGGATGGTTACAGATTGTTGGGATGGTGATTACCTAGCCTTTGGAAAGGTTCCTGAAAAACATGCAAACGCTTTGTCGGACCTTAACCGTGCATTTTCAGATTTTAACAATCAGTTGAATCGTGTTGGGGATGAGATGGATCCTCGCCCATACGCACAGCCACCGAATTCTGGCCAGACAGGCGAACAACCAGACTTTGGAGCCTCTCGCTGCGATCTTGTAGTTACCATGGAGGAACCTTGGGCTTTGTGGCAATACAGATTCTGCACTCAAGCGTGGATGCTTCGCCCTTATGCAAATAAGGAAATCGACGGCAGTCCAATGAAAGCTAATTTGCATAGTACAACTTTATACCAACTGAGACCTGATGAAAGGTTTAGTCGTAATGATATGCTTGGTTGGCCTATCCCTGTTGGTTGGGTTGGTGGGTATACTACTTCCGATGATCAACATAGGTCGGACAACATGCTTTTGGGCATGTATGCTTTAACTCGTGATCCCTCTATTAAGAGGACCATTGAGGATCTTATCGAACTACAGAAGCTTGAGATGGCATGGACTATTGGGTATGTGCCCACTCCAAGAGGCGTAGGTAGAGTCCTCCAGTCTCTATCTCACATGTATTCCTTGGGATTTAGTGACGTTTTACCCATCATTAATCGTTATGTTAACGCAGTATGGGATAACGCATCATTTAACAAT